GTCATTTCCGAAAGTTAAGCCAATATCAGCGGGAATGTTAATATCTGCGCCGGATACAAGGTAGAGGTCTGTACCGTCGCCGTAGATATATTCTCCACCCTCATCGTTAAGATACAACCGTTTAGTGCTGTCAATAACAACATCATCACTAAACTTAAAATGATCTTCATCTTCCATCCACGTAAGGACACCATCATTTGATTCTCCATCAAAGGTAACTGCAATATCTGTACCGGCAGTGCCATCACCAATAGTGATAGCCGTACCTAACAGCTTAGTTACATCGCCACCTTCATTGTCAGTGCCATCATGCGAATGTCCAGTAGAAGCATTAAAGGCTAATACTAGTTGTTCAAACTCATCTTGTGAATGAGAAGCTTGAATAACCTCTCCTGTTGCAATAGCACTTGCAGATTGTCTTGTGTATGTTGCTCCCATTATATCCTCTTTTTAATGTCTGCCACCAGCAGTAAATTCTAACTGGAATCCGTTTAATACAAATGGGTACGACCCAGAATCTTCGTTCATTTTAATTGCAACAGCAAAGCCACTGCCTTCTACAGATTGCCTTGTTAGTGGGTTACCCCCTTCACCATAAACTGCTAACCCGTAAGTACTCTTAGTACCGCCTCTTTGCCCATAAATAGCTGTAGCTTTTCCTTCATCAAACGTATAGGCATCAGGTTGAGGTGTATCGGTAGAATCATAGTCGTATTTTAATAGTATTCTTGCGTTTACAGTACCCTCACTTCTATAGTTTGTTATAAGACGCTGCATACTCTTCCTTATTCCAGCATCCCCCATGATAATATCTGGTGAACGATAAAGAGCTTCCATATTGGTTCCAGAAAAAGTATTTCCATTTTCTTGCTGATATATAAAACCATCATATGCACCGTGAATTACAACTTCAATTTGTTTTATGTACTCTGAATCAGTCGAACTAGGCTTAATGCCAACAATATCTGCCCATTGAAATCCAATCCGTCCTTCAGTATCCTGTTTCATAGTCCCTATAAGACCACCCTGATATTTCTCAGAACCTCCAGATAACTTTTCAGGAAAAAATAGTCTGTATTGAGATTTTTCACGGATGACAACAGAAGTTATATTATCATAGCTCAAATCCTCAAGCCGTCCCTGTATTGCTTTACTAACTGTTCCTAGTTCAACATCATCAATTCTTTCAGTACCGGCTATGGTTCTAAGCCCGTCAGGAGAAAGAAAAATTAGATCACCACCTACTTCTTGAATAGAGAATTTATCAAGACAACCAATATCTCTTGTGACAGGCTCTACTACAAAATCTGTAAGGCTACTCCCAGAGAGAACATATATACTATTCTTACAAAAGATAAATAATTTTTCACGAAAAACCATAAGACCGACTATTTTATCATTTACTCGTACACTTCCAGCACCATTCCCAGAAGTAAAATCATTCTCATCAAACGGAGCAGAGAATATAAGTTCTTCTGAGGACGATTTAGAAAAGAACATATGATTTCTAAATGCAAAGATAGATTCAGTAGCTGTTGGTGCAGTTCCTGATCCAGAACCAATAGCACCGTTTAGTAGCGTATATGTAGAACCGTCATAGGATGCTGCATAATTTTGACCATCGGCAATAGCAATCTTATCAGTCCCATTAAAGTTGTACTTAGTAAAGGTATACGGATTTGCTGAAGTTCTTGCCTCGTCAATCTTAGTCCAGCCAGTAGAGATAATAATATTTGCTTCATACGCTGCTGCTGTGGTAGAACTAGCTCCTCGTGTAGCTCCAGTAAAGGTTGTTGATGTTTTACCAGTGTATGTTATTGTTTCTGACCCAACATATAACGTACCAGAAGAAGCAAATCCATCCGTACTATTCACAGTTAGTGTTGTTACAGCATCTGTATGAGTAAGAGTAAAGAAGGTTGAGGTGGCTTTCCCTACTACAGACCCTCTCGCTGCTATAACATCATATCCTAAGATACTGGAAAGGAGGATAGCTTCCGTACCTGTCTTACTAGTAGTGCCTAGATTAGTATCATTAAATTCTAATAGCACATACTTATTCGTACCAGCTATTCTCCGGTAACCACCTTTAATAGAAGGTTCAAAGTTCTGCAATTGTAGTGCTGAACCGGGGGGTTGAGTAAACGGGTCTTTGTTAAGGACCAATCCCCCATCAAGTGATACAATTTGTTGTTGGATATTTTCCATTATCTATAGCGTTCTCATATATTCTGGTTTGTTGATCAAATCAATTCTCATTCTTAGAAGCCTACTCTGGTATTCTTTATCTTTTATAACAGCAGCATCAAGATTAGATCGCAATTGATGGACGTAGTATTCTGCCTTAGCTACGATTGCGTCTTGATATCTGGCGTATATAGCAGGTTCGCTGTCATTTGCAGAAAGATCAGAATGTGTGGTCCAATACTCGTATACGATTGTGTAGTTGCCCCGGTCAGGGATAGGGGTTAGGCCGAATTTACCATCCTGGGTTGGGTATACATATTGCGGAGTGTTATAACTACTAGGATTATTGGCTATATCATTCTCTTTGTGATTTTTAATATACCCATTATACGTAAGGTATGTAAGTGCCTTTGGTTGTGTATCTTCATTTATCGTTATGAAATCAACATTAACCGTAGCCGTACTCCCTGCCAGAGTAACATACAAAGTAGAGGCCGTAGCTGTGAATGTCATGGAATGAAGTTTACCTTCCCCAAGGTTACTCACAGTAAAGTCTGTACTTGTAATCTGTGTCCCACCAGAAGATGTTCCAACCTTCAAGGTCAGAGTACCCGTACCCGTCATCCTCAAGGTTACCCTATAGGTACGGTTTTTAACGAAAGAGGTTACAGCTTGTTCTGAAGATGTCCCTGCCGTAAGGACAAGCAATCCCCCTGAAATTGATCCTCCCGTATGCGACCAACTAGCATCTGAAGAAAATTCATTTGTGCTTAGAAGTTGTGTTGGGCGTAGTACAAATGAATCGTAATCAATGTTACGGTAATCTGCTGGTAAGCTATACTCTGCTGTTCCGGCAGTAGTTACTTGTGTCGTATCGGAATGCAAGAAAGGCCATTCTAATTCATCCGAATAGATATCATTAATAGAGCGATTTACAAATTCCTTAACCGCCGTCTGAACTCCTTTGCTATTAGAGAAATTAGCAACAGTCAATTCGACTTCGTTTAGAGAATGCAAAACTCTATTACTGAGTGCAAGATAATCCATTAAGACATTCCTCTATTCGTTCTCTTCTTTGTATATAGTGAAAAACCGTATGATGCTTTCAAGCATTTCTCTTTGCGATTTCTGTTCTTGTTGTATATTGAGAGTTCTCTCGTCTATACGTTCTTGCCGTGCAGTAAATGCTGAGATATTTGCTATAGCTGTTTCAATGTTCGCTATACGCCTGTCTTGTTCTCCGTTCTGTTGGAGAATTTGTCCCCATGCTATTGCTGCTGTAAATACAGCGATAACTACTGGGATGACAATGGCATACTTACTTATAATCTTATTACTCATCAAATTAGCTTTAGCATTTGTGTATCCTATTTCTCTTTAGGGATAGGTTTACGATCTTCTGTTTCTAAGTATTTATCACCAATAATAAAGCCATGAAAGTTCTCCCGTAAGAACTCATTTACAGTTTCCGTTGGGATTGACCAGCCCATGTGAGTTACTGCCTGAAATCCAGAGGCAGATACACGAGAGGGTACACCAATCATTTCGTATTGTTTCCGCACTTCGGAATAGCTGAACAATGAACCACCAGAATTACCAAAGATAATAGGTGCGGTAGCTAGTTGATACCTATAACCCTCAATCATCTGTTCAGCAAAAGCCATTTCACCAGAGGTCATAGAAGGGGGGAAGCCTAGTCCTGCCCCAATAGCCCAGACAGTCTGGCCCAATTTAGGAGACTCATCTTCTGGAAGCATGTGAGCAATCCGCTCGACACCACGTTCAGTATCTCTCAAACGAAGTAAGGCTAGGTCACGCTGTTCATCATGGGCTACAATATCTGCAATACGCCCACGAGTACCCACAGAACGGGCACACTTTATATAGTCAAACCAAAACGCAGTAACAGGTTCCCTAGTTTCTCTTT